GAGACGCCCAAACCGGCTCCGAAGGAGAAGACGATCAAGGCCACGCCCAAGGCTCAACCGAAGGCGCAGCCGAAACCAGCAGTAGTAGCGGGTGGGGAGTTCCAAACCTCTTCACTGGCTTCTACACCACTATCACCTCCCATCTCGGGTACGGTTACAGAGCGCAAGCCCCAGACACCGAATCCGACGAAGCCGAAGGAGGGTCAACAGTCTCAGACTCCGACGACGAATACCAATTCAACTCGTGGGTCCAGGGCTCAGACCCCTTCAAAACGGCATTCGAACCGATTGAAGGATCTCCAGGCAGAGTGTTCAGGCACTCAGCAACAAATACTTGCATTGAACATGCGGGTTGGGGAGATAGCAATAGCTCTGGCGTCGATATCAGCAACATTGCGTGGGAATACACTGGTAGGATCAGAACCAAAGGCTTCAGAGGCAACAAAGAAGCAAGAAGCGTAACCGTTCCTACCCAATACGAAGGGACATTGGTCTCAGAATACGCGGCAGAGATGATGCATCCACCATCAGGACCCAAAGCGGAGAAAGAATCTTTCAGTAACCAAGCACCTAACAGGAACACGACGGAAATCGTGTACCCACTAGCTGTCATCAAGGAAGTAGCTAAGACCTACCCTAGAACACTAGTGCCCAAGTTTATCAGGGACTGGGCAACGGAGAACAAAGAGGAAAGCTTCGACAAGGCTTTTGAGAGTGCGCTATCATCTATGGACAGAGACAAAGCACCTGGGGTGTTTTGGGAAACACTTGGAACAACCAATGGAATAGTTTGCGATACGCATTTCGACACGTTACGTGCCGAGGTACTCAGATTAGCAACTATGATGATTGAAGAAGATTTATCCTCGTGCACAGCACAGGAATTGTTTTGTAAAACTGGCATTGTGTATAAGCTATTCGTAAAAGGAGAACTTCATACACGTGAGAAGATTGAAAGCAAGAGGCAACGCCTCATCTTTTCCAGTCCTCTAGCTATGACGATCCTCGAACGCATGTGGTTCGGGAAACAGAATAACGCAGAGATAGAACTCGCTAACAAAGGAGGAAACATCTTGTCTAGACCGGGAACACCATTCTCATCAGAGGGTGCAATGTACTTGGAAAAGCAAGTTGAAGACTTCGACTGCGAGCATATCGTGTCCACCGATCAAAAGGGATGGGACACCAGAGTCACTGGTTGGTTAATGGACGCAGACATTGAGAGAAGGTTTTATTTGCTCGATGGTGAACTAGAAGCCACAAGTCGTTGGCGTCGGGGAGCGTTGAATCTTAATTGTATAGTTAAGTTGAAGACGATCTCCTTCTCTGATGGACAACTTCTATCACAAACAGCGGAAGGCTGGTGGCCTAGCGGTTCTTATAGAACCTCTGGAACCAATTCAGCCATGAGGGTACTCATTAGACGGTTAGCCGCCGGAGACCTCAACGCTATCACCATGGGCGATGACGCTTGCGAAGGATGGTTGCAGAACCTCACTGAGCTTTATGCTCGGTTTGGCTTTGTGCTAAAGAACGCAACCTTGGTGTCGTCGGACGACTTCGAGTTTTGCTCAAAACACTTTAGGAGTGGAATCGTAACTCCTGTAGAATCCTCAGTAAGGAAAATGGTACTGAATGCAGTTTTGCACCCGACCCCGGAGGCACGTTGTAGTATAAAGCGCGAGCTTGAAAACTATCCCGGACTTGCGGAACTGGTGCAGCTCGGTGTTTTCGACCACGACCCCGAAGCCCTAACACAGGAGTAATACACATTGGGGAAGTGGTAGGTGGTCGGGTAAGTTTTGCTAAAGGAACTTACCTAATTATGACCTCAGTAATTGAGAAATTACCAGACGGATATGACAGTTATCTGAAGATCAGTCTGGACCCCTACCATGACTCCACCATCCGGTTTGAGGGTGCGCCTACATCACGTAACGCCCAAACCGTCACCCTTTGCCTTAATCAGGAGCGCAGCTATAGTGCTGCTGATTTCGGGGTGACTACACCCCAGTGGGACGCCCACTTCGCTATGTATCCTTTAATAAATGCGTTTGACGTATTGAGCGGAGTGGAGAACGATTCTACCACTGCATTGCTGGCCTTTGGAACGCCCGTGGTGCCACGAATATGGCCCATGAGTGTTCATGGAGTAGCATCAGGAGACAACACCTACATGACAACAGATTACAACATCGATATCCCTCAGATTCTCGGCTTGGAAAACAATGCTCTGTCTACCTATACAACCGGAAGCGGTAACGGTACACAGAAGAATGGTCCAGGACGTAGAGCTCTTAGAATAGTCGGAGAATCTTTTGAAGTTGTAGACGAGTCGCCCGACATCTACTCTCAAGGTGCAGTTACAGTGTATAGATACCCACTGGACGTGACGCCCGCAAACCGAGTGGTTCGACACGCTTTTGCTAGCGGTACCACCAACACTATTAACCCTTTCGGACCCTCATCGCCAGACACTTGGTCTGGCGGTGTTCTGAGTCGTACAATTAATTGTTACGATCTCAGGGCTCCACCTTCGAACACATCAGTAGCAGTACTGATTAACGGTTCCAAGACGTGGAGAGCCAAGGAAGGAGCTTATGTTGTTGGTACCCAGTATGAGAGTGAAGTACCTTTCAAAACACTAGACAATACTGATATCTTAGTAACTGGCTACACACCCACCGCAGGAAACTCCTCGGTGGCACCAAATTCCAGATACTCATTCGGTTCGACGTCGATTACTCAGACTTACCAAGGTGGTTGCCCAGCAAACACCTCTGCGCCTGATTATTTACCGACGCCGACATTGAATGCAGCATATCCCTTCAATCTCTCAGGTGCCTACTTCACCGGACTCTCTACCCAATACGCTTCATTGCGTCTAAGGTACAGAGTGTACGTTGAAGTCTTGGCGGATCCAGGTGACAACACCTTGGCTCCTCTTGCGTCGCCTTCATTGCCCTATGAACAACTTTTACAGGAGTTCTGCATGAAGATTATCGCACAAGAGGAGGCAGGTGTTCCCCAAACCATGAATCCTAAAGGAGAGAAATGGAGGAAAGTCTTGCGTTCTATATCGCGTGTAGCCTCAACAGCCGGCCCTATGCTGGATGTTATGATCCCAGGAATGGGAGGAGTGGCAGCATCAACTGCTGGCGCTCTGGACGCGGTATCAAGGGTTAAAGCCAAGAAGAAACCAACTTCGAAGCCTAAGCCTGCGAAAGGAAAGTGATTCTGACACAGCAAACAGACGTAATCCCCACGAGACGGGGACTGGCCCTAGAAAAGTTGCAGATATAAATGCCGCCAGACGCTAGGTGAAAGAGACACACTGGCTATGACCAGTGTTCCGACGAGAGAAAAGGAAATGCGAAGTTTCGCAGAGCACACCGCGTATCGTCGTGGATATCTATACTCACAAGGGGAGACCCGACTGAGTACCACGACAGGTTGCAGTGGGGACTGACGAACAGGGATGAAAAGAGTGAGAACTCCCAGTAGTTACAAGTAGCAACCCGGCACCTCGTTTTAGCACTGGGCGCTATAGCCAGTGTGGATAGGTACACGTAAATGCCGACCATGAAGCTACCTTATGTGTTT